AGATTTCAAGGTAAAATGACTTTGATCTATACTATTCTTTAAGGAAATAATATCTGCTTGAGTTGTACTTTCCTTATGCTTATCTTTTGATGCAAAACCTTTTTTAATAAGTTTTTTGCATTCAGCTAAATCTGATCTTTCAAAAAACCTCTTTTCCTTCAGGTTTTTATATGCCAATTCTAAATGATCTCTTGTTACACTTTCAATGCTATCAATAACATCAAAATCATTAGCATTCTCAGGAACAAAATTGAAAAGATTTCTGCTGAAATTTGAAAGTTGTCTATTATTCATAAAGGTCTCCTTTTGGGGGCATTTTGCCCCCTGTTGATGGTTTAAGTTTAGTTTGATAATTGATCACAGTAGTTAACGATTTTGAAAGCTTGGCTTGATGCCTTCCATAAATAGGAATAATTATCTTTTAAGTTTTTAATCCATGATTTAAGATACTTTGCATGATCAGGTCTAGGCAATTTTTCAAGCCCTAAACTAGCACATTGAAAAACTGCAAATAATTCTGCAATTAATTCTTCGAATGCATAATCCTGTTTATGTGTTTTACCATTTTGAATTCTATCTAATCTGCTTTTATGTCCTGTCCAATGTCCTGTTTCGTGGAAGAATACAGAATAGAAATCAATATTATTTTTAAATCCTTCAGGACGTAGCATAGAAATAAAATCACCTGATGGGCTATAAAAATATCTGCTTTCATTCGTAAATCTCAAATCTAAACCATTATTAATCATTTTAGTTTTAAAATTTTCAGCTTGTTTAATTACTTGGAATTCCTGTAATTCTATCTTTTCCTTTTCAGGTGCATTGTCTATTTGCTCCATGTTGAAATATGCAACAGGGACAAAATAATTCCATGTCCTTTCCTCAGTAATTTTTTTGCCTTCAACAACTTTCTCAACGTCATTTTTTACTATTCTAGGTTGTAAAAGATAAGTTACTTTTGAGCCTTTTTTAACTTTATAATCATTATCTTTTTTAAATGCTGTTGATGAAGTAATCCACCTATTATCTGTAAATCCTGAAAACATACATAATAGCTGATTGCCACCAGTAAATACATGATTACTTTCATGGTTATAGTGTAAACCTGATGCTAGACCAAAAGTCTCCATGTTCCATTTAGTATTCATCAGGTCTTTATTTTCCATCAGGTCAATAACTTTTAAAGTTAAATCCTGTTGAATTTTTTTAGTAAAATTTTCTTTTTTATTCATAACTTTTTCCTTTTCGTGGTTACTCATTCAGGCTAGGCTACCAATACCTAGCGAAGGAAAAGGGGCATTACTGCCCCTCTTGTTTTATGATAATCTGAACAATTCAGATAATCTATAGTTTGGATTTTGTGCATAATACTCGTGAAAATGTGGAACAAATACACCAACATTAAATAATTTTCTCAACATATTACTGCATATTGAATTATTAATACTGTAATCATCCTCAGTATAAATATAAATCACTCTTGTATTTTCACCTTCTTGATGTTCAAACTTTAATTTAAAATTTGGATTTCCACTTTTGGAATTATCCATTCTATCAATTTCAATTAATTTAGCTTGAGTGAAAGTTGAAAAATTGTCTTCTTTTAATATATGCATTTTGTACTCCTACGCAAAAAGTTTTTGTTTATATCATTATATATATATTAAAAAAAACATATTGCAATAACTAAATACAAAATAATTTTGTTTTTTAAATTAAATAAACCTCAAGGTGTTGATAATGCTATATTTAGGATAAGTAATTTTTTTTTAGGATTTTATAAAAATGAGCAGATTTAAAAATAAATATGGATTAACTCCAAGTCAGGAAACCTTTTGTAATTTGTTTGTATATGGTGATGAGCAAACAGCAGGGAATGCGACAGCTTGTTATAAAAAGAGTTATAATGTAAGACCAAACACCAAACCTGAGAGCATCCATCGTCAGGCTCATGAGGTCTTGAATTTCCCTCAAGTTAAACTCAGGATTGAAGACCTTCAGGAGCAGTTGAATAGCATATACAAGGCAGACAAGGAAAGTCAGAGAAAAAGGGTATTAAATAGGCTGTGGGAAATTGCTGATCAGGATAACAGCCAAAACGTAGGAGCATTAAGACTAATTGCACAAGCTACAGAAGACTTTTTTAAGGATAATACAATTAAAACAGAACAGAACATTAATATAAAAGATAGCATCCAAGAGCTAGACCTGCTGATTACTGAGATATCCAAGGATGACAACGTGATAAAACTATTTAATAAAGATCAGGATGATCAATAGCTGGTAAGTTATTGTATTTATTATATAATTTACCATCAGCAGCTGTTCACGTTTTGTTCTTTTGGGGTGTACCTACTCAGGAGCAATCTTGGGTATCACATACCCACACCCCCCCTTACCAGCATACACACGCACACATCTATACATAGTATTTTACACAAATAATACCAAAAATCTGACAGAGGAAGCTTTACTTTTATTTTTCTCTAGGGTAAAACACAAGATATGGTGCAGGAATCCTATAGGGGGGCTACATTTTGGGCATAATAGAAGTTGATGTAACAGGTGGGCAACTATTAAAAGCTCGAAAGATGGCTCATAATATGGGAAGATTGAACAATTCCATCACAAATGGTGGTGGAAACATAGCAGGATTCATAGGGGAGATCGTTGTTGCTGACAGAATGAAGGCTAAACACAAGAATACCTATGATTATGACCTTATAGATCGTGTAGGCAACCGTATAGACGTTAAAACAAAGCGATGTAGCTCTGAACCTAAGTTAGATTATGACTGTAGTATCGCTGCAATAGGCACTAAGCAGGACTGTGATATGTATGTGTTCGTTAGAGTGTTGAATATATACACAAAAGCATGGATATTGGGTAAGTTATCGAAGGAAGATTACTTTGATAAGGCCTCATTCTTTAAGAAAGGTCAGAAAGATCCATCAAATAACTTCACATTTAGAGCAGACTGCTATAATGTAAAGATAAAAGATTTAGAAATTTTATATTGACAGGAACAAATGGAGAACATAGAATCAAAATACGGCTGCTGCCGTGTGCTGAAGATTGTGACTGCTCCGTTAACTTCCCCCTAATGGAGCAGTTACTTGAAAACAAATAAAATAATGTGGACTGATGATCAAGGCGAGGTTCAAATAGACGAAGATAGAATGAACGCATGGTTCATTTCAGCAATCCAAAACTTAAAAGAAGTACAAGCGACAAAAGAAGAAGCAGCTTGGCTTATATTCTTGATGGGAGCAGAGACTGTATTCAGGGCTAATAACGAGGATAACGAAGGAGAAACTCATTGAAAAGAAGTGTAAGGAATGTGGCTCTACCGTTTGGGTTTGCTTTTCCCCCAATCATGCCAGAGACTGGTACTGCTGGGGGCACAGACCCAATGCAACAGCAGAAGAAAGGAAAAAAGAAAATGAAAGGCAACGTCAAGGAGTCAGGAAAAGTAAACCTAAAAATAAAGGAAACAAGCTTGACGAGTTCTTCTGACAATGTAAATCATCCATCTCACTATGCATCATCTAAGATAGAGTGTATTGATGCTATGGAAGCTATGGTTAATCAAGACAGAGATTACTTAACTAAGTTAGACGGTCATGAATATTATTATTGGCAAGTTATATTTAAGTATATATGGCGTTTTCCATTTAAAAATAACAGTATTGAAGATTTGAAAAAAGCACAGTGGTACTTACATCGACTCATAGAACGGTTAGAATTAAAAAAATAAGCCCTAACCAGTAAACAATGATAAATTTTAAGTAGGAGTAATGTGTGAGTGAATGTAAATTCAAACATATAATCACAAATTAAAAAGGTAAAGAGATACTATGGTTGATAAGAGGGAGATCCTATCAAGAATAGATGAGCTCCCTGAAGATCATAGGAGTGCATTAATACAGGCACTAAGTAAATACAACCTTGCGAGCAATATCGATCAGTCCAAATCAAATTTTTTAAAGTTTGCTAAATGTGTCTGGCCTGCTTTTATAGAAGGTGCTCACCACAGAATTATGGCTGAGAAGTTTGCAAAGGTTGCGTCAGGCGAACTAAAGAGAGTTATTATTAATATTGCTCCTCGCCACGGCAAATCCGAACTAACCTCTTGGCTGTTGCCAGCTTGGATGCTAGGACGGAATCCTGCAAGAAAGATTATTGCAGCGACTCATACAGCAGAGTTTTCAGTAAGATTTGGTCGTAAGGTTAGAAACTTAATTGCTTCTGATGATTACAAGAGAATATTTCCCAACGTGTCGTTAAGAGCAGACTCAAAGGCGGCTGGAAGATGGGATGTCTCTGGTGGTGGGGAGTACTTTGCTGTTGGTGTTGGTGGTGCTATGACTGGTCGTGGTGCGGATTTACTTATTATAGATGATCCACATTCAGAATCAGCAGGTATAAATCCATCAATAGAATACTTTGACGGTGTTTACGAATGGTATTCATCTGGCCCTCGTCAGCGTTTACAGCCGGGAGGATCTATTATTATTGTTATGACACGATGGCATCAGTCAGACTTAACAGGACAGATTATTGACGCATCCGAAAAAAGAAAAGGTGCTGATAAATGGGAAGTTATTGAACTGCCTGCATTATATGACACAGGAAAACCTTTATGGCCAGATTTTTGGTCAGTAGAAGAATTAAACGCAATTAAGGCAGAATTGCCACAGTCTAAATGGCTGTCACAGTACCAGCAAAAGCCCACCTCAGAAGAAGGTGCTTTAATTAAAAGAGAATACTGGAAAGAGTGGACTTACAGAGAGCCACCAGCCTGTGACTTTATTATACAATCAATCGATACAGCACATACAAAAAATGCAAGATCAGATTATAGTGCAATTACAACGTGGGGAGTTTTTGACTATAGTGGTGATGACGGTATATCAAAACCAAATATTATTTTACTTGATGCTGTAAATGAAAAATTAGAATTCCCTGAACTTAAAAGGAGAGCTTATGAGCTTTTTGAAGCTTACGAACCTGACTCATTTCTTATTGAAGCTAAAGCAGCTGGTTTACCTTTGCTTCAAGAACTTAGGTCATCTGGTATACCAGTTACTGACTATACCCCAAGCCGTGGCCAAGATAAGCTATCAAGGGTTAATGCAGTTGCAGATATCTTTGCTTCTGGTATGGTATGGTATCCTAAAACGCCTTGGGCTGAAGAAGTGATAGAACAGTGTGCATCCTTTCCAAGAGGATCACATGATGATTTAGTTGACTCAACAACACTTGCATTGATGAGATTTAGACAAGGTGGCTTCCTTGCTTTACCACATGATGCAAATGATGAAGATGAATTTTATAATATAAACAGAAGAGAACCTTGGTATTAATATGGCAGAAAACACAGAACAATTAGACGACATTGATCTTAAAATAGGTATTTTAAACCCTGAAGCTGTGCAAATAGAAGGAGAAGATGGATCTGTAACGATAGATTTTGATCCAAGCCAATCCTCAGATGTAGCTGAATTTGGTTCAAATCTTGCTGAATTTATCGATGAAAATGTTTTAGATCAAATAGCAAATGAATTAACTGCTATGTACGATGATGACAGAAACAGTCGTGCTGATTGGGAAGAAGCATATACAGATGGTTTAGATTTATTAGGTGTTAAAACAGAACAAAGAAGCACTCCGTTTGATGGAGCTACAGGTGTTACACATCCTATATTAAATGAAGCAACAATTAGATTTGTATCACAAGCTATGATGGAAATATTTCCTGCATCAGGGCCAGTAAAAGCTTCTATAGTTGGAACGACAACAAAAGAAAAGATTGAACAGGCTCAACGTGTACAGTCATATATGAATTATCTATTGACTGAAGAGATGGAGGAATACAGATCTAGTACAGAACAGTTATTATTTCAATTAGCATTGTCTGGTTCAGCGTTCCGTAAAGTATATTATGACGCAACAAATGAAAAACCTGAAAGTTTATTTGTACCAGCAGAAGATTTTGTGGTAAGCTATGAAACTCATGACTTAAAAAGCTCACCACGTTTTACACATATTATGCGTAAGACAGATAACTTTGTAAGGAAAATGCAACTAAATGGATTTTATAGAGATATAGATTTAGGAGATCCAGAAGGAGATACAACAGGTGTCAAAACAAAATACAACGACCTCACAGGTGTTACAGAAGTCTCGGAAAGTGACATTCGGATTATCCTCGAAATGCACATTGAACTCGACATCGAAGGCTACGAAGATAAAGGAGCAGACGGAGAACCTACAGGACTACAACTCCCCTATGTCGTCACAATCGATGAGTCATCAGGAAAAGTTCTTTCGATTTACCGTAATTTCTTACAGGAAGACCCATTAAAAAAATCAAGACAACACTTTGTTCATTATAAGTTTCAGCCGGGACTTGGGTTTTATGGTTTTGGTTTAATTCA